GTAATGATCGCCGTAAGTCCGCACTTCATCGGTATTTAGCGAGGCATAAGCATCAACAAAGACACGCGGCGATCCACAAGTGTTACAGACGTGAATTTCTTTCTTTTTCACGCGCTTGAAAATTAAGTCGGGCATGGCGCATTCCGGCGCGGCCATGCAGTCTCTCAGTCCTTTCATGAACCAGCAGCCGTCGCATACTTTCTGACCATCCTGACCGTCTTTCACGACCTTTTCGGCAATGAATAACTTATCGCCGTACTGCTTCGACTTAAAAATATCCCCAGCCGTCACGTTATCACTGTGATCCACAACCATAACATCTTGATTTTCCATAATGACTCCTAAGTGGTGACTTACTTTTTAGGGCAAAACGCTTTGCCCTCTTGATGAACAGACTATACAGACGTAAGTCAGGAATGACTATCTGATTCGTATGGCTTTTTCGATATTGCCTGCGCTGCGGGTTGTGTTCACCGGGAACGCATCGCGCGGAAGACACCGCTGGTAGGAATGGTCGCGGCTGTAGCCAGCAAACGACTGAACGCCTTCGATGTCTTCGATATTCGTCAGGTAATAGAAGACGGATTTGCCTATTTTATGAGCAACACCGATGGCGACACACTCTTTGAGTTTCGCGGCGCGAATGTCGGACATATCGATGCACCAGGCGTTCTTCTTGAAATCAAGCCCCTTTGCCCGCTCGCCGAACTGCCAGGACAGAAACAGACATTTGCCGTCGACGTCGTAAAACATGCCTTTCTTTTTACGATTTACGGAAAGCGGCGTTCGAATTATCAAAACGAACCCCAACTATCGGCGTAAGAAATCTCCCTGCCGGCGTTTGCTGCGACAAGATCCTCGATTATTTTGACTTGGCGGCTGATCGCTTTAGGCACATCTGCTTGCGTTAGATTCCAAGCTTTGTATTTTCTGCTCAAATTGGGAGAAGCAAGAATTGCAGCATCGATCGTTGCATTTGTCGCCACGCTGAATAGTCTAGTGCCAGCAATCGTGTCCGACTTTTTCTTGTCTTCGCGAAGCCAGCACAGATAGCCGGGATCGGAAGCAAGAATGTATTCGACGCTTTGCCCTTTGTATTTGCCAAAGGGCATAAAGTCATTCAGTTTGATGCTCATGTTGCTTCTCCCCAAGACCTGCCAGTTTTAATGTCGGAAATCGTCGTTTGATCTACGCCATATTCTGCCGCTAGTCGTGATACGTCACCCCATTTTGCAACCTTCAGGCACTCTTTTATTTCATTCACTTGTGACTGACTCAATCGAACGGCTGGATTTCTCTCTCCGCGAAAGTCTGTGCCGTGTAGCAATTTATCTGCGTGATTTTCGCTGACCGTTGCCCACCTAAGATTTTCAGAATAGTTATTCTTAGGGTTTCCGTCGTTATGACAGGCGTGAATTTTGCGCGAATGTCCTGGCCTTGCGCCGACGAACGCCTCCAGAACCAGAGCGTGTACCAAGTGCGTCTTGCCGCGTAGCGTGACTCCGACGTAGCCTCCAAGCATCTCGCGAAATTTAAGCAAAAGCGGCACTTTTCGTCTGACGCCGCGACCAGACGGCGAAAGCCAACTTCTGACATTGCCGAGATTGGAAACCTCGTAACCCCCACCGAAGCCAACAATCTCTTTCCAAACTTCAATTCTCATCACTCAATCCTTCTAAGATGAATTACTGTGCATTTTTTTCCTGCGTGACAAATGTGCGGCCCGTATATCTTTTGCAGCAACGCGAACAATCTCGCCGGCGCATCAGTCGGATCGTTATTCAATTCGGTATGGTTTCGGTGCGCGTGGATCAAACACAGCTCGCCTAACTGACCACTTTCAACGTATTCGACAACCGCCCGACCAAACACAATTTTATCTTTCTCATTCAGGAGAAAGACATCTTGATTTGGCGAAAGGTTTCTCGCATAGAAACCACCCAATCGAAACGTATTGAATTCAGCCTCAGTACCAACGATGGGCGGAATAAAACCAATCACGGTGACTTTCATTTCATTACCCCTACACGTTAAAAACAAATCAAGTGTAGAGGCAACTGACTTACGTCACTTCGGCAAAAGCGCCAAGAGTTGAGCGTATGCGTTTTCTTCGGTCAGTTTGGCCGCAAGCGCTTTGGTGTAATACTGCTTGCCGTCAGTCCAGGTAACGCGAGGTTTGCTATAGGCAATCAACTTCTTGTCAATCAAGTAGTCCAACAAGCTCACGATCTTGTCAAAGCGAGCCACGCCGATTTCGTCAAACGACATGCGCAAAGAGCATTCGCCGAACGGCTTGGTGAACTTCGACTTCACCGCTTGAATGGAGATGTTCTGGCCGACAAAGACTTTGTCACCATCAACGGTATCCATCAGCTTTTGACGACCGAGAGCAAGACGCGCAGAAGCGTAGAACTCCATCGCCTTGCCACCTGGGGTGGTTCGCGGATCGCCATAAACGACACCCGGCTTCAGACGCATCTGGTTCAAGTACAGAAAGGTGGCGTTGAATTCTTCGCAGTAATGCGCCATCGACTTCAGCGTGGTGGATGTGACGCGAGCCAACGCCGTCGTGTCGTTCATTGACAGTTCGTCCAGCGCTTTTTCAGAGACCGACTTCGGTAATGCCGCCGCGATGGAGTCGAACACGAAAAGAATCGGCGCAGCGGTAGGGATGGCCTTTGCTTCGCGAATCAACTGACACGCTTTGGCGGCGATCATGTTGCCCTCTTCCCATGTCTTCGGCTTCGCATAGATCCAATACGGACGATCGGTATTGAGACCAAAGCCTTCGGCCAGATGCACATCGAAAGAACGTTCCCAATCGATGAAGCCAGCGACGCCGCCCATTCTTTGAGCTTGCACCATCCATTCGGTAGCGAGCGCCGTCTTGCCGGTTGAGGACTCACCGAACATTTCAACCATACGGCCCATCGGCAAGCCACCGTCATAGCGGCCAGAAATGATCTTGTTCAGCGGCGGGTAGCCGGTGTCGATGAAGTTTTCGACCGCTTGTGCATTGTGATTTTCGCCGATGCCTTTGATCAGTGCGTCGGCCAGACTTTCAATTGCGCCCATGTGTTACTCCTTGATAAATGGTTTTACGAAATGATCCAGATTGCGAAGAATGCTGACGAAAGCCAACTCTTCGCAGACTTGTGCGAATCTGTCCTTGTCGAACTTGCCAACATCAACGTCGGTCAAGTTCTTTGCGGGCGGTGCCACTTTCAGCAGTTGCATCAAGCGCAGGTTTCTTCCAAAGAGCATTCGACCTTCAGCACTACAAAGGCGGATATGCGCTTTCTTTTTCGGAACGAATTCGCCCGAGTCACAGCGGCGCCAGAATTCCCGCACCGAGCCGAACTCGGCCAAAAATGGGGGTGCGCCGTCTTTACCGATACCGCCAACGCCACTGATACAGTCAGACGTATCGCCATGCAGACACTTGCCTTCCAGAAAGGCTAAAGGTGTGGCGTAACCGGTCTTGTCCATCAGGGTGTCTAGCGTAACGACACGCGAATCGTCGCGATGGTCACGCCAGGTCACGTTAGGGCGCACAAGCTGAATCCAGTCTTGATCACCGGTAATCAGGTCAACTTCATGTGTCGGATCGACTGTAAGCACCCTGACGAGGTAGCCTGCCATGTCATCTGCTTCGCGGTCAGCAACCGTAAGCTGACGCACGCCAAGCGCGTTCAGTGCGACGCCGATATAGGGACGCTGCTCTTCGTAAGCGTCCTTGACGACGACCTTCTTGGGGTCTTCAGTACGCTTGGATTTGTATTCAGGGTTCAGGTCGAACCGCCACTGTGCGCGACCATCCCACAGGCACATGACTTTGGCGCCGGCGTTTTCAACGTGGATGTCGCGAATCGTTCTCAGAAAGCCGAAGACTGCTTGCGTTTGCATACCGCCAGAAGTCAGCTTGGTTGAATGGTGCGCCGCATAACCGACAGAGTTACTGTCGATAATCATTGTTTTGGACATTTGTACTCCAGAAGAAATGAAGCCCCTCCGAAAAGGGGCTTCTGTGGCATCGCTAACGCTTACGCGGCCATTTCGTCGAGCAAATCGTCCAGCTCGTCACCCAACGCAATGTCCGGGCGACCCTTGCTTGCGCTGACGGTGCCAGCACCAAGACCCATCGCGGCATCTTCAGCAATCTCTTCCGCCGTGTAAGCGGGCTTGGAAGAAGTTGCGGGAGTGTCACGACTCGGCAGCAGACCAGCAACGTTGTTGATGGCATTCAGGGCGCGGCGCTGTTGCTCTTCACTTTCTTGACGAACGTAGTCGTCCAGATCGTTCAGCTTCGACAGCACATCCTTCGGCAGAGCGTGCTTCTTGGGCGAAATCTGCACCGTGTACTTGGTGCTCAGACCCTTGCCAACGCGATTGATGACGATAACCTGCGGCGCTTCGGGATCGAAAATCGCCATGCCCCATTCGTCAATGATGTCAACGATCTGGCTGAAGACTGTCTTGCGAACTTCGAGAATTTGCGGCGTCACTTCATCGGCAGTACCCAAAACCAAGACGTTCAGCAGGTACGACTGGCCGGAAGCGGCTTCCTTCAGCAGATCGATGGTGGCGTCGTCGGTGGTGGAGCGAATCGCAGCGCTGAGACCGTCGCAGATCGGGCAAGGATTGCCGTAGGTCTTGTCGAGGCAAGGGTAGACGGCTTGAATTTCGCCGGCGGCATTCTTGACGTAATGCTGACCGAATTCATGCCAGTAAGTCTCTTCATCGTTCTTGCGCCAGCCCGGCAACAACACGTAGCGACTTTCGCCAGGAATCGGCTTGATTGTCTTTGCTTTTTGTTTCAGAGAAGCCTTCTTGGCCTTCATCATTGCCATCAGTTTGGTTGCGTCCATTTGTGTGTTTCCTTTTCAAAGTTAAGTAGTGCCTTTTAGAGACAGTGGCTTCGAACTACATTCGCTTTCACCGTCTCGTTTCAGCCCTTGTATTATAGTCACAAGTGACTTATTTATCAATCACTTGTGAAGCTATTTATGCGGCAATGTGTCGCCACGTTGAACCTACGTGAATGTGCAAGATCGATGATCTCGACACGCCGTAGTCTTTTGCTATAGCCAACTGAGTTTCGCCATCAGCCAGTCTCAATCTTATTGCCGTAACATCATCTTCGCTTAGTTTAGCGTGACCATTTCTCTCGCCTCTTGCAAGCGTGCCGTGTGCAATTTTATCCTTCTCATTACCGAGTCTCGTATCCCACCGAAGATTGGAAAGCGCATTATTGAAAGGATCATTGTCGTTATGACAGCCTTGCGATTCGACGCAAGGTCGCACACAGACAAACGCCTCAAGCACCATCACATGAACCAAACAAAGCTTTACCGCGCCGTCTTTCGACAACGTAACGCGACAACGCCCCTGATTGGACGGCAACGGCACACTCAAGACTGGAGTAAGAAGCTTTTCATTTAGGTGCTGGTAAGTTGTACGTCCATATTGCTCACGCACAACAACGCGAGGCAGACGCTTCACGCGACCCAAATTAGAAACCTCATACAGACCTTCGTACCCAACAACGCGCTTCCAAACTTCATGCAACACGACGACTTGACTCCAAAGCTCGTTGACGAAGGTCTTCACGCTCATTTCGCTCCGCGAGAATTCGTGTCGTTCCTTTGAACTCTTCACGTCTGTCGGCGCCCAACTGCACGATCATGTCTTTGCGGTCGGACAACGATTGAACCAGCGCCTTGTTGATGGCGGCGATGGACTCGGACTCGATGACCATGTTTTTCGCCTTCAGCCAGCGCGGATCAATCTTGACGGCGTTTTCGATCATCTTCTCGGTCGTCTTCTCGCCGGCGGCGACAAAACCCTTGCGAACCTCGTCGTACATCGTCGCCTCAACCACGTCGAACTTGGCCTTGACGCGAGCAGCCTGCGCTTCAGCTTGGGCCGCTTGCGTACCGTAGTAAGCGCGCAGACCGTTCTGTTCCATCATGCAAGAGTCCAGGTTCGTTTCGCTGACGCGAGTGTCCTTGCGGAACTCGTCAACATCCACGTAATGCTTCAATCCAGCGGGACTTGTCGTTTGAACAGCGATAGACTTTTCGAATGTCGGCTTCTGAATAACATCGCCCTCTTCATTTGCGACAATGCGCCGCTCCGTCACTTCAACCGGCGCCTCTTTTTCGACTGTCACGACTGGTTCCGGTTTGGGTTCCGGTTTGGGTTTGGGTTCCGGCTTGGGTTCCGGTTTGGGTTCGGCGACTTTCGCAGACTCCACAATCGCGGCGTTTTGCGATTCGAGTTCGGCCATCAGTGCCTCAAGTTCGTCGTCGGTTGTACTTGGATCGCTCATTTGAATCTCCTTGTTAATAAATGCTTGCTGCGTTGAAACTATAGTCATTATTGACTTACATTTTTGGATTGTCTTCAGTTAATAATTTCTGAAACCCGCTCAAAAACACCACCCAAAATGTCTGCTTTGTTTGGATCAAAAAAGCATTGCTGCGCATTGATGCCGCAGACAATCGAGGCGTCAAGGTTCGGATCGTAAACAACCTTTCCAACCAAATCCGCCGTGCTTCCCTTCGTGCCGGGCAAGAAGTGTTTGATCGCGGCAGACCCAAGTGCAACGATTACCGCCGGCTTGATCAGTTCGATTTCACGCTCAAGAAAATGTCGGCAACCGTTAAGCTGCGCATTGCTCAAGAACTTGTCGCTTTTCTTCGCCTTGACCAGCGTCGTGAAGTAGCCATCGGAGATGCTGAGTCCAGCGTCTTTGATTGCCGCCTTCACATAGTCAGCCGAGTCACCCTCAAGCAGCTTGTCGGCTTTCTCTTCTTGCCAATTTGGACAATCCGAGACAACCATGAACTTGACTGTCGATTTGCAGCGAATGGTTGGATGTGGCTGACCGCTCAAATCGCAGCCATCACACTTCTTGTACTCTTGCGCCAAAGCGATGATCTTGGTTCGAAGAAACTTGTCCGCTACGTCCGTCGTTCTATCTGCCTTCACCGAATCGATGATCAATCCCGGCATCAATTGAGTTTGGACTTTGCGACGGTCAAGGTGACGCGCCGGTTTGGAGCCGGGTTCGATGTTCGCGAAAGCGCCCACCAAATTCAGGTTGTCCACCACTCGCGAATTGACCTTGGACTTCGGTTCTGCGGCGACCCGCGTGAACTCATCAAACGAATCGAAGCGACCCTTGACTGGCGACTCTTCATCTAGCCCCCAAATGTCTTCTGTGGTGCCGTCCCGCTTGTTCTTGGTCTTGATGACCTTCCAGTCTCGGTTCTTCTCGCGAAGCTCGACAATGCGCCTTGCTGTCGATTCTGAGATACCCATTACCGAAGAGAACGGCGCCAGAATGTGCTTGTCGTCTGGAATCGTGAACCGGTCACAGGACACGTTGATGTCGGGCGGCATGACCTCGATACCGTACTCGCGAGCATCCATTACCAGACCCGGCAGCTTGTCTTCTTTGACGATGCTCATGCACGCCGCGAAATACTCGGCGGGATAGCGACATCTGACCCACATTGTCCAAACAGAAATAATCGAATATTCGACGGCGTGGCTGCGGTTGAATCCGTATCCCGCGAACGCTTCAATCTTGTCGAATAGCAGTCCAGCCCGCTCTTCATTCATGCCCGACTTTGAACCGCATCCGTCAACCCACTTCTGACGCATTTCGGCCATCTTGTCTTTATCCTTCTTGCCCATCGCCTTCCGAAGATGGTCAGCTTCAGCCCGCGTGAAGCCCGCCAGATCGACGGCAACCTGCATGACCTGTTCCTGATAGACGATGACGCCGTAGGTATCCTTCAGCGCGTTCTCCATGTTGGGATGGTCGTAATAGACGGACTTCAACCCTTGCTTGATCGCGATAAAGTCAGTCATCAGGCCCGAGTCCATCGGACCAGGACGATACAGCGCGGTCGCGGCGGTAATGTCTTCGAACGTCAATGGCGATTCTTTCGCCAGGTTGCGTAGCAAACCCTTCATGCCGCCCGATTCGAACTGAAAAACGCCCGTCGTGTCGCCTCTACCGAAAGCAGCCATCACATCAGCCTCTTCAATGGGCAACTTCAGATAATCGACCGTCACGCCATGCCGCTCTTTGATGTATCGCTTGGCGATTTCGAGAACGTCCAGCGTCGACAGGCCCAGCAAGTCCATCTTGATCAGACCCCAATCTTCCACGACGCGCTTGTCCCAATTTACAACCGGCGATTCGCCGCGCGTCTCAACCACTGCACGCTCCACTAGCGGCTCACCCGCAACAATCAAGCCGGCAGCGTGTTGACCGAAAGAGCGCATAGCCCCTTCCAGCTTCAGCGCGTGTATCCAAACTTCAGGGTGATCGTTTTTGAACTGCTCGATTTCAGATACCGCTTTTGCCGACTCGGTCAGCGTGAATGATTGACCGTGTTCTTTTGGCACTAGCTTCGTCGCCATCAAGTCCAAACCACTCAGTCCGTACATTCGTCCAGCGTCACGCAGGGCAGAAGCCGACGCCATCGTGGAGTAGTTTGAAATGCCCGCGACGTACTCCTTGCCGTATTTGTTGGTCAGATATTCGATGACCAGATGCCGCTTCGAAGACATGAAGTCCAAGTCGGCGTCGGGCAAGTCAAGTCGATCTGGATTGATGAAGCGCTCGAAAAGTAGCTTGAAGCGGATCGGATCAACGTCGGTTATGCCTAATAAATAAGCAACCAAACTACCGCCGACGGAACCGCGACCGGGGCCGACGATGATTTCGTTACTCTTCGACCACATCACAAGATCCTCGACTAGCAAAAAGTAGCCAGAGAATCCCATCTTCTTCAGAACGCCAAGCTCAAACTCAAGACGCGGCTTGTATAGCGTTTGAAGTTCGTGAGGCGAAGGTTTATGACCCATCACAGACGACGAGAACCGCTTGAGCCAACCTTCAATGCACTTCTTGCCAAGCGTTACAAACTCGTTGTCCGCCATCTTCGGCAGGCAAACGTCTTGCTTCTTGAATTCGTAAGTACAAATAGTGGCAAGCGTTTCGATATTCTTCAGACCGTTGGCCCATACCGCCGGTCTGTTTGACGTAACTGGCAAACAACCCCACTGATGAACGCGCTTTGATGCCTTCTTGACATGATCAAGAAGAATATTTGGCTCCAAGAACGCAAAGTCCTGCACGAATTGCTTGGGTCGATACGACACATCCATCTGAGTGTTCGTCGTGATGCACCCGAGAACGTCCAGCGTTGGGCCGTCGCCGATGTCTTTATAGAGCGTCGGGTAAGTGACCAGCGCTGGATAGTTTCCTTTAGCGATTGTCTCTAGCGCCTTGCCGTTCAGCGTGTCGAACAGCGGCGTATCGATAGGGACAAGCTCAACGAATGTCGCAAATTTGGCATGAAGCGTTGCGACGATTGCATCATGGTTCGGATGAATGAATACGTTATAGAAGTCGCCGGTGGATACCGCGATGCCCTCCAACGCCATTACGTCGTCAAGTCCGCATCTGGCGTGATAGTAGAAATATTCAGCCGAATACGCCTTCGACAATAACTTCAGTAGTGACTTGATCCCGCGCTCATCCATCGCGTAAACCTTGATCTGATAGGAAAGATTCGGCTTTTCTTTATCACCCGAACTCTTTGGCGGTTTGCGGTACGTCGGATCATCGTAGACGCGCAAATTGCAGCCAATGATCGGTTTGATTCCCGCTTTCTTGGCCTTGTTGGAGAAGTCGACCATGCCGTGCAGACTCATTTCGTCGCACAGGGTTACGGACTCGTAACCAAGCTCCTTCGCCCTTTCAATGGCGTGGTCAATCTGAAGAAGCGACTTTCCAATCGAAAAATCACTTCTGATATGCGCGTGTCTTAAACTCATTTTTATCCTTCACTAATGACTGATCTGTATTGTATCAAGCGGTCGCAGGAACCATCTTCCCATCGACAATTTTTGTGATTCCAAACGCTGTGAAGATGGAACAAACCATGCTGACGTGCGA